CTCTGGCTGTCCTGTTTCCGGGTTAACAGTAAGAGACCCTGTGGGAGACATGGATGCAAGCCCCTGAACCTCTCTAGGGTTCATGTGGACTAGCATAGAGTCCCCATATCTGCCCTGATTGGCTAAGAGGCCCGCTACACCTTCGAGTCGTCGTTGTTGTTGCTGCTCGTACATTAAGTAGTCTCCACGCCAAACAGGTTAAAGCTCACATTTGATGCACTTGTGTAAACTTTGACCACATCGGCTTGATTTAAACATATCCCGATCACTACGGTTCTTGTTGTTGTCGCCGCTAGGGCTTCGTCATAGAAAATAAATTGCTTGTCATCTGCCCCTGCGCCAGAGACATGAATGCTGACCCTGAAGGTGATTCCAGATCCTCCCCGGTTACATATCACCAGAGAGCTTACGGTTGTCTGTGTCAGGTCAGGAGCAGTGTAGAGCGTGGTTATCGTTGTCGCGCTCGGGTCTAGCTGGCCCAGAACCTTGATAGAATCTGCCACTAGGAGGCTCCCATCAAGAGAAACTGAAATCGCCGCATCGCTAAAGATCCCGGCTTGTCGCCCTGAGTCTTAGCAAGGTCTACATCATTTTCAATTTGATCCAAGGCAAATTCCAAGGTTCTTCTGGTGAGAGCTTCGTTCTGGACATTGTATTCCTGCAACGGAACAGGCAACGGGTTGCTGCGTCTTTCCGCCATTATCTTCTGCCGTCCTGACGCATCCCAAACCTGAAGCCGCCTAACCTCCAACCAAACCCAACACCGCTGCTTTCAACCCGCAGGATAGTGTGCCTCGCTCTGGCCCTGATATTAGATTGGGTTGTGCTACTGGTAATGGTAGCTGTGGCTAATGTAGAGGCTGTTTCCAGCGGGAAGTTACTGCCTTTTATGGTCATGGCAATAGAAGCGTCACCAGTTTCCCCACTGAAATTAAAATCAGGCACAACCCTGTTGATCATTGTGAACCTTTCACCGTCACCAATCTCTAAGTCTCCAGACTCTATGTATGCCGTCAGCGCAGAACCGTCATCGTCATACCCGACTTCATGGCTGTAAAGATAGTTAGCGTCTGTGTCAGTCGTCACGCTGGAGGCTAACGGCTTATCCAGAACGCCCGAATCAAGCCAAGCTCCTCTCGCAAGGGTTCCCACAGACCACAGGTTTTCTTCATAGTTGTAAATGACATAATTCGTTATATCTGGGATGCCTTCCCCAGCAGGGTAAAACCAGATGATTTCTGAAAAAGCATTATTTTCAGCCGCAAACACCTTAAACGTTTGCGTCATATTCATGCCGGAAAACACATAATCCTGTACAGAGCAGGGGAGTTTTTGTACCGCCCCGTTGTAGACGTAGAACCCTGTCTTGTCCATGAAGAAGACATTCCCTCTGGCATTAACTGCCGAATTTGGGGAAATCATCGAAACATCTGCGCTCACAAGGGTGAACTGAAAAACAAACGGGGCACCTACAAACCGCATGGAGTGCAGGCTAGTATCCGTCCATATCAGTATTTCCTGTCTGGTCTGAACCGCGCCAACAATAACTGACCCCGAATTGACTCTGACCCCGCCAGAGGTATTAGTTGCCGTTGGAGTCCAGTCTGCCGCGTTTTCCTGATCAGACCACCTCACTAGCAGTGGGTCTTGAACGGCAGAGCCTAATGTATTAGAGCCAAAGGCAATAACATGCTGATCATTATCTGAGACCATAACCTGTGCAGCAGCCGTTGGGCAATTTGATGCTCCTCCAAGAGAGGATATGTCCACCCCTCTTGTGCCTACCCCAGAAGACTGATCCCAGTAATAAATGCCGCCATTACGGACATTAAAAATTAAATCTTCCCCAAAGTTATCTTGGCTATACAGTCTTAACTGTCCAGAAATACCAAGGGCTGCGCCGCTTCCAAAAGAATCATCTCCCCACGGGGATGCGCCCCACCCTACTGCTGACACATAAGTATTAATGCCGGTAGTGGCCTGATAAGCCCCCACTACAGCCGATCCGCCATTGCCGCTGTCACTAGAATTCGCAGTAACAGTGTCCCCGCTAGTGTCTTTAGCGACAATGGTATAAACATTCGCATTAGAAAGCGCCGCGATCTGGTATTCCTGATTCAGGACGGCAGCCGTGATAGTGCCGCCCAGACTTGCCGCATCGGAAAAGGTGACAAAATCATTTTTAGCAGCACCATTGCTAGTGTCAGTAACAGTCACCGTGGAAGATCCGTTTGACGCGGAAAATGTTACATCCCCAGCCGAGGTTGTAACTCTCAAGGGGGTTATATCGTTAGGATTAACGCCTTCTACCACATAAAATTTCAGGGTTGTTCCCATCCCAACATACTTAACAACCGCAAGAGAAGCCCAAGCAAATACAGACCTGCACACCCCAAGGAAAGAGTTTTCAGTATATTTTGTCCACCCGCCTATCTTTTCCGGTCTGCCTTTTCTGAATCTGACCTTGTCAGAATCAAACCAGCCGGAATCGGCGGTGTACTCGGTGCCCTCTTTATTTACACCGGGAGAAAACTGTATTTTTTGCAATGGCATAGTTAGGCTCGGCGCGAATTCAGTTGATCTAGCAGCCGATTAAGGTTTGGCTGTGCTGCTCCAACATGACCGCCGCGAGCAAAGCCGTAACGGCCACTATACTGTGAAGGCACATAGGAGGGCGGCGGCGAAGCTAGTCTAGGCGACGGAGCTATTCCGGTAAGCCCCTGAAGACCTTGAAGACCTTGAAGACCTTGAAGACCTTGGAGTCCTTGTTCTCCTAGAAGCCCCTGAAGACCCTGAAGACCTTGGAGTCCTAGGAGCCCCCGAAGACCTTGGAGTCCCTGTTCTCCTTGGAGCCCAAGGTCTCCTTGGAACCCCTGCTCTCCTTGGAGCCCAAGGTCTCCTTGGAGCCCAAGGTCTCCTTGGAACCCTTGTTCTCCTTGGAGTCCCTGAATACCTTGCAGCCCTTGTTCTCCTTGGAGTCCTTGTTGTCCTTCTAATCCTCGTAATCCTTGGGCTCCACGCAAGCGAGGATCATTCTCAATCGCTGATTCCATCCCCTGCCGCGTTAGATAGTTGCTAAGGTCTGGGCCTCCAGCCCCTTCTAATTGTCTTAATCTTTCTTGCAATCCTGATGGGTCAAAACCTTGAGGAGCGCTTCTTCCTTCTAACTCTGCCAACCTGCCCTGCAATCCTGATGAGTCAAATGTTCCTCTGCCTTCCAAAGCAGACAATCTTTGTTGCAACCCGCTCGGATCAAAAGGATTGGCAGCGCCCCCCATCGAGCCAAGGCCTTCTAGCGAAGCCAATCTTTGTTCTAGTCCTGATGCATCAAATGTTTGCGTCTGCCTGTTCTGCAATGCGTCGATCTGTTGCTGAAGCCCCGAAGGATCGAATGTAGAAGGAAGTTGCTCACCAGCAGCGGCTCGATCCCCCGCAACCTCAATGTCCATCTGTTTATAACCATCTATCGTAAGGCCCCGTTGAGGGCCGTAAGTTGGATGGTTATAAGTATAGAAGCCATCCGCATCTGGTGTTGGCCCCCCTGCAAGAGGTACATTACCCGGAGGTACATTACCTAGTAGTGCCTTACCCTTAGCGCGAGTAGCGTCTGTGATACTACCAGCACCCAACGCTCCTGCAATTCTTTCTTTATATTGTTGTTCAAAACCTTTAGTTGGCCCCTTTTCAATCATCCAACTTAACCACTCGTCTTTAGAGATGGTCTTGTTTTCGTCTTTATCTACGCCTTGTTGTGCAAAAATACTTAAAGCTTCTGGCGTGTACTCTTTACCATCATAACGTGTGCCTGAAAGCACATTTGGTGCTGGTTGAGGGCCATCGAAGATAATGGTAGGGTCTTGCTGCGCCGCCTCTCTTGCAGCATCTCCTTGCTCTTGAGTTGTACCCACTCGCTCATGGTAATCAAACCAATTTTCTCCTGCGCGCTTGTCATCAGAGGACGGGTCGAAGTTACGACCTACACCACCAAGGTCATTAGGCAGGTTGAAGATGCCTCCACCACCGGGAGTGGGATAACCTCCACCACCGCGAGAGTAAGGGTCTCGATCACCGGGAGAGGGATAACCTCCGTCAGGGGATGCTCCGCGAGAGTACGGGTCTCGATACTTGTCTGCGCCTTCGCCTCTACCGCCTTTGCCACCACCACCTCCACCACCGGGAGAGGGATAACCTCCGCCGCCTCCCCCGCCGTAAGGGGCGGGGTAGAAGCCACCGTCACCACCACCTCTGAACCTGTCAAGCATATCCAGCGTTGTGTCAGGCCTGTTGGGGTTCATCAGGCTATTTGGCCCAGACAAGGACTGAATCAAGTTCTGGCTCCTCATAGGAGCGCCGTAGCCCTGATCTCTAAAGGGTATGTTGGTTGGGATTACCTGCCCCATGCCGCCCCCCTGAATTTGCCGCATGTTCTGGTTGCCGTAACGTCCGCCACCACCTTGGGGCATCATCGGCGCATATCGGTCAAACCTTTGCTGGTAAAAAGGAGAAGGAGCGTATGGGTTCCTGTAGCCGCGAGGCATTTGTTGCTGCCTTGGAGGAAAGTTAGGAAGCCTTTGATTTTGTGGATAAAACTGTGGAGCCAGATATCCGGGAGAAAACCCTCTACCTTGTTGATTGTATGGGCCGTTATAGTAAGCGTCAGGCGCTCTTATCATCAGTTCTTCTCCTATGCATCAGCTAAAGCTAACATTCTTGATTCTAGTCGTTCAGCCCTTTCAGGCGTTTGTTTTGCCCATCTTGAATCGAGCATTTCCATTGAGGCCCTTTGCCACTGATAGTCTTCGATAGCGACTTTAAAGTTCTTGAATTTTCCTAAGCCGCCCTGTCCAAGCTGAAAGCACATATTAACTAAAATGTGCTGGGCTTCTTGCGGGAGTTCTTCCCAGTTGCTATAAATCTTCTCACATCCATCAATCGCAATCTGGACATCCCCTTGAAAGAGTTCGTAGCACCTATCTTCTGAGATGCGCTGGTCATCAGCAACATCAGCACCAATCCCGTAAATATGCAGGTCATTTTCTACATCCGTGCCAAGAACCTTATGACCTATTCCGACTGTTTTATGGTGTTCACTACACAAATAAGCATGAAGCACCTTGCCTTCATCGGCACATATTTCTTCATATACATCTTTAACATCAACTGTCATATCATCTCCCGTTATTCTGGGTGTATGCCTGAGCACCAAACCAAACACTTATTAAGCCGCTGACACTCACGAAGTATATACTCGACATATCTCCTAAAATAGAGGCGGCTTTATCCAGCCCTAGAAGGTCACTTACTACCACAAGTGAGGGATACAGTAACATCCCTGATAGCGCCAACCAGCACATATTCCGCTGGGCATCCGCCTTTTCATGTGTCGCCTCTAGCTGCTGTAACCGTGCAGTTGTTTCAAGCTCCTCATCTGAAACTATACCATCCCCGTCAGCATCGTATTTCGCATATACACTATCTGCTTCTAGCTGTTTAGGGGCCATGTCACTTCCGGTAATTTCTTCATCTTAACGTAGTTGAGCATGTAGTGGTCTTTGATCGCGCTCTCTCGCTCACCAAACTCGACCAGTTTGTTGTGCCTCCTGCACATCCCTAAAACTGGCACTATATCCTTCCCATGTCGGTACTGAGTCACCGGGACGGTATCCAGTATCTTCAATCGTCCACACCGAGGAGCCCCGAAGGTTACAATTTGCTTGGGTGGGATCTCGTCCCTTACCATTAACGCGCCAACAATAAGGGCTACCGCGCCCCCCAAGCTATGCCCCGTTAACTCTATGCTCTTATGATCAATGTCCTCCTCTAAACACGTTGAGGTCACTTTATTAACAAGCCGTCTGCTGGCTTTGAGAAATCCTGCTGGGCACCAGCCTAGCTCTCGCGTCCAGAGGGGGAGAATGCGTATATCTCTTATTGCGTCCTTGGGTTCATCAGTGCCTCTAAATGCAAACACGTTACCCTGTACAAGTACCTCTATGTTCGCTTCCTCGAAAGAGCTTTCTTGGTAGCTTTCTCCACAGATGCGGCTAAGTTTCTGGTGACTAGTCATCGTTGATAACCCTCTCCTCTGGATCACGCTCACAATCTACATGGTCAGAGCTGCGTTTTATCTTAAAGGCACCATTTAGGAAAGGTACTGTGTTAGGTACCTCAAAGCTGTACTCCCTCGTCCCACATACTTGTAGAGATGAGCACCCAGAAATAAACAAAAAGCTAATCAAAAGTAAGCGTCCCATAAAAATCCTTACAATTAGAGGTATTTAGCTAAGAATACAGACGCCAGAATAAACGGGTAAACTCCCCAAATAGACATTTCCATCCTATCCATTCTTTGAGACCCCCGCTCTAGCCGCTCCTCAATAGCCTTGAATCGGAGCGCACACTCCTTCTCATGCGTTTCAATCTTGGCGAGTGCATCCTTAGCCATTATTCCTTCGCCTTACCAACATTGATTGCCAGCAAATCGACTATCTTGTACGCTTTTGCAAGCATTGAGTCATCTTTAGGCGTAGGAGTTACCGCAGCAATTGCACTACATGACGCAATTAAAGCCGTAAGAATATTTACAATTTCTATGAGCTGATCCATTTTAATGTCCTGCTATTCAGTGTCGTTCAGTGGATTTTCAAGTATCTTCATAATCTTTTCTTCTAAGTCTTTTCTTAGCTCTCTAGTCTCTGAATCCATCTCTTTGAAGCGGCTATTCATATCACGCTCCATAGCATACACATCATTTCTAATCTCTCTTTGTGTGTCTGCTGATGTCTTTTCAGTTGTCCTTGCTAAGTCCATTACTGCGCCAGTTTCTTCTCTTACTATATTAATATCCCCTTTGGCTGTATTAATATCCTCTCTGGCTGCGTTAATATCTTCTCTCAAGTCAATTTTAATGATCTCTGTAAGCTCCGTTAGCCTTACAAGCTCTGTTTGTATTGCGTCTGGCTTTAGATTTGCCAATGTATCTTCTGCTTCAAGCAAACGGCTATAAAGTTCAAAGCCTCCCCATAGGCCACCGATCAATGTGCCTAACAACGGAATTATAAACAGCATTTTACTGCCGCTCATTTTTATTCCCTCATATTCTACTTCTGCCATTTCCTTCCTTGTTAGTTTTACTCCTGATTATATTGACTGCGTATCATTGCCTGTAGTTTTCCTTGAGTTCTACCTGCCATCCTGTAAAACCCTGCTACGTTATCAACAGTCTTCTGCCCTTTATACACTTGGGAGCTATCATACCAACTTTGCTTATCTGCCAGTTGTGCCTGTGATGTGTACTCGCTAAACCCCGCAGAATACCCTATATACGAGACAGCGATAGTTTGGTCGCCATAATCGTTAGTGTTCTCGTTGTCTTGCTGTAATTTGTTTAACTCTGCTTGTAAGTTTGATGCTATAACGGTTGAGCTAACAGAATCCGCTAAACTCTCTACTGCACTTGATTGTCGTTGTTCTTGGAACGTAGGTGCTTCAACTTCAAACTTAGCAAAGTCTGGTGCTGTGTTACTTAAAAATTGTCCTATTGATTGTCCTGTTCCCAAAGCATCATCAAACGAACTCTCAAAGTTTTGATCGGCTATTGTAAAGTTAGAGCCATCATCAAATGTTAATTCTTGTTGTTCTTCTTGCTGCTGTTCTTGTTGTTCAGCTACTTCAAAGGCAGTAACTGCTGGGCCAGAGTCAATTATCTCTACTGCTTGTATCTGTACTTGCCCTGTTGATTGCTCTTGTTGTTCTACTACAAAAGTATTACCTGTGGATTGCGTTATTTGTTCTTGTTGAGAACTTGTGGCCGCACCACTACTACCGCTTGAGTAAGAGCTTGAATCAAAACTACCGCCTGTTGAACTACCTGACCCATCATCTAA